GTAACTGAGGTAGCACTTGTTTTATTTGCTCTATCTGAGCAGGTGGAGTAGGTGCTTCTCTAGGCATTTCTCTAGGCATTTCTCTAGGCATTTCTCTAGGCTCACGTTCAAATGAAGGAGGTGCTATTGATCTTCTAGGTGGAGCCATTGGCGGAGCTATGTCTCTAGGAATCTCTCTAGGAATTTCCATAGGCGGAGCTATGTCCATTGGTGGCTTAGAATCCATAGGGCCACGGTTTTTCATCTCTTCCATAAAATCTGGAGTACGTGTAATCCCTGGGCCAAAACCTCTGTCTATTAAGCCAACATCAATAGCATTTGGATCTGTTCCAACTTCTTGAGTGAATGGTGTAAATTTCCCACTCATATCTGGATCTGGTAAATCAAATGGACTTTCTTTAACTACACTCATTTCGTATGGCGGGACAACTGGTTCTAGTTCTGGTCTAAACTTATCTCTCATATCATCAAGTTCTGATTCAGAGAATCTATTATCAAAGTCTGTAACGCTAGGTAGTCCGTCCCTAAAGTCTCCTGGGTTTTGTACTGGAGGTACACCTGAACCTGGGATTCCTGCGGCTGGATTAAAGTCTGCTGGAAGTCCTGGTCTTGAAGGAGGCTGTGGCATCTGTATAGGCTCTTGTATTGGAGCTGGTATATTATTTATATTATCAAAATCTAAACCGCCGTTAAATATACTGTCCATGTCTAAAGCATTTAACTGATTACGCATCTCGTCTGACATCTCATAAGGGATATCTTCTACTGGTGGTGCCATTGGTGGAGCCATTGGTGGTTGTGCTATATCCATAGGTGGCATCATAGGAAAAGAACCATCGTCAAATCTAGGCGGCATTGGAGGCATAGGTGGAATGGCACCAACTCCTGTTATTGACGGATCAGGCATAGGCATATTTATAGGCTCAACAGGGCCGCCAACAACAGGCATAGGCTCATCAATAGGCTCAGGCGGGAAAAATCTAGGATCATCCCTATCCATTGGAGGCGGAACAAATATTTGGTCATCCCTAGGATCTTTTTGAGGTGGCAATCTTGGTAATTGAATTCTTTGTTTAGGCAACTGTCTTCTAAACATATCACCAATAGGATCGCCCATAGTATCTGTAGGCATGAAAGCTTGTTGCGGTTGCATTGGAGGTCTGTAACCTTCGGGAGTAAAATAAGCAGGGCCGCCTTGAATTAAGGTAGGTCTAGGTGCTTGTTGTGGTTGCATAGATCTAGGTATAGTAGCATCCGAATCTCTACCAGGTATGCCTTGTCTTTGTTTCCCAAGTATTTTGCTAAATAAACCCATCAGCAAATTCCTTTAAACTTCTTACCTCTAAGAGCAGCACCGCCGCCTCTTGATTCACCGCCACCGTAACCCTTAGGTTGAGGAGCAGATCCGTTAGGAATCTTTTTAAGATCAGAGTAATTAACAGTACCTTGATCTTTAATAGTTACGCTTGCTTTTACATTTTTCATATTAATTTACCTTTTTTTAGATGCTCTATATGCCTTTGCCTTATCTAAAGCAATGGCAATAGCAGTCTTCTTTTTTCTGCCACTGTTAACCAATTCTCCTATATTAGCAGATATAGTCTTTCTACTGCTACCTTTTTTTAACGGCATACTATTTCTTTTTCTTTACCGCTACTGGTTTAACTTTTTTGTTAGCTACAGGCTTGGCCTTAGCCTTAGGCTCAGACTTAACTTTAACTTTTGGTTCTTCTTTTTTAGCCTTGACTTCGACTGCTGTTTTTTTGAGGAGTTTGTCGGCATCTTTATCTGCCTGCTTGGCGATAGCTTCGATGTCGATTTTTCTATCTGCATACTCATTGATGATCGTCCCATTGCCATTGTTTATTTCCTCTTCTTTTTTAAGCTCTTCTTTGTGAATAGCTTTCATTTTATTTCTAACTGAACTCATAATTAACCTCTCATTATATCCATTGCTTTAAATTGTGCTGATTGATCCATTCGATCTCTAGCTATGTTGTCTTTCATTGTAGCTATTTCTTTTTGAATTTCCAAACGCTGTTCTGCCAGCCTTGTATTATCCATAGACTTCATAGCATCAAACTCTTGTCTTTGTGAAAACTCTTCACGCTTACGTTGTACATCATCAGCTTTAATATCTAACTCTTTACCTCTTAGTTCTACTAAAGGATCAGGTTGCGGTTGAGGTGGCATAAACATAGCGTTTATCTGTTCAGTCAACTGAGCAATAACAGCTGCTATATCTTTAGCAACTTTGTCTTGTATCTCTTGCATGTATTGACCAGATACTTCTGGAGGTAGCTGTTGTATTTGTTGCATCATTTGTTGGAACTGTTGATCTTGTGCATTCTGTTCGTCCACTATCTCAGCGGCTCTAAAAGATACATGCTGATAAATATGTGATTGAATTAAAGATAAGACCATAGGATTGGCTTGAGCAGTCATAGTTCCGTATAGGGACATGTGAGAGTTAATGTGCGAATCGTGATCTTGCCCAGCAAATGCTTGAGCTGGCATACCTGATATCAAAGATGCGTTCTCATTAGCGGGATCCATAGGCATAGGCTGTGGCGTAGGCGGTAGAAGTTTCTCAACATCTTGAACACCCATTGCACCGTACATTCTTCTGTATGCTTCATGCAGTCCAGCGGGGCCATGTATTTCAGGATTACTTTGTACAGTTCTTAATATCTCTTGAGCCAACATAACTCTCTGACTCATAGAGAAAGTATTAGGATCTGATACAGGTAATACGTCTACTCTTTCATCAAAGTCTTGAGCCTTGATAGTTTGGTTTCCGTTAGCTGTGAAGTAAGGATAGTCTGGTGGTAAGTATTCACTAAATACTTTTGCTAGTATCTCAAATTCTATTCTTTGACTTGAGTGAAGTCTTTTATGAATAGCACTCATAACACGAGTACCACGTTCTAGTAGTGCAATCGTTGTTCCTACAGGAGCATTCTGATTTCCTTCACCAACTTGCGTATCAGCTATCGAAGCGAAACGCCTTCCACTGTCAACCAAGATACCCAGGAGAGAGAGTAGGGTTTGGCTTGGCTCCTTAAAAGGTAACGGTACAAAGGCATCTCGCAAACTTCCGCCAGGGGCATCCATGTCTCTGAACTCACCAGGTTGTAGTGGTTGATCATCATTACGAATACGAATACCACGGGCTTTAAATCCAGCAGGTAGATTAGATAAAGTACCTGCGTCAATTAACTGTCTTAAGATAGATGTTGATGCTTTAGATAGGCCGCCTATCATGTGAGTTAAACCAAAGCCATAGAATCCTAAGCCTGGTAAGAACTTATAGTGAACAAAGTAGTTAATACGTTGCTTTAATTGATCTGTTTCTTTGTAGTTTCTACGTATAGATAGGACTTTATCATTAGCTATAGTAATGATATAAGGTAGTTTTATACCTGTTTCTTCGCCTTCTGAGTCTAAATCTTCATAACCTGGGACATCTAACTCAGTATGAACCTCATATACTTTACAAGTATCATCATCGTCATAACTAGGGCTAACGCCTTGTATTTCATCTATTTCTTCCTGTACTTCATCAATATCATCTAGCATGTTGCCAGAGGATACATCTACGTCACGATAGAAGCCTATTTGCTGTAGCTTCTTAACGTCATTCATTGACATATCAATGACATGAGTAATTCTTGTAGCACTGTGTAAGTCAGTAGCAGAGTAAGGAACGATTAAATCTTCACTAGGTATGAACTTTGATACAGCTCTTCCTAGATTCTGATCGTAGTAAACTTTTCTAAAAGCAGAACCCGATAGCGGTAGATAGAATAACATCTGATCTGTCTCAGAATCGTACTCTTTCATAACCTGCATAAGCTGGTAGTTCATGAACTCTTGTACACGTGCTGCCTGTTGTTCTGTTTCGGCATTAGACATACCTATTACTTGGGTCTTAACAGGCCCTTGTGATGGTAGTATTTCGTTGTAAGCTTGGGCTTGGAACTGAGTAACGGATTCGGCTAAAAGCGGGTGCATAACTCCAGAGGCACCTTCAAACGGCTGGGATCTTTCCTCGTACTTCATACCTAGGTATTGAAGACCCTCTTTGTATGTCTTCTCCCAGTCAGATCTTGATTCTTTATCCGAATCAATACTGCCCATAAGATCATCCATAAGGCTGTTTAGCTCAGAAGACTCTACTTCCTCAGCTAAGTTAGCATAGAAGTCTGTATCTTCCATCGGCGGAGTTGCTTCACCGAACATGATGTTTCCATCTTCCATTTCCTCGAAGCCTTCGAAGTCAGGATTATCTTCTTGAATATCTACTTCTACCTCTACTTCCTCTTCCTTTGAACGATCACGAACTCCTAGTTCAATTTGATCTTCAAAGGTAATAGCCTTATCTATGTCTGCCATGTTAATCCTTTATTAGTTTTCCTAGCTCTCTCTTCATCTCTTCAATTTCTTTAGAATCTTTGTTATAAGCTTTGTTGCTTATGCTTGAAGAATCTTGTTGAAGTCTTCTTTCTTGATTTTGTATTTTGGTCTTTAGTTTATCAATCTTAGGGGCTTTAGCTTTTTTTACAACTTTTTTTATAAACTTGCTAATGTGTGTAACCCCTTTTTTTTTGCTCATTAGTTATTCTCTTGCCTTGCTCTTCTTGAGTTAGAGTTTCCAGGAACAAGTCCTGTTTCTCCAGTTTTATTGCGATTACTTTGGGCTTTGGCAGCAGCTAAAGTTCCTGCTGCTACAACTCCAGTTAGCACAGCAAGATCTTTTTGTTCTTGACTAACCTTTCCATGTTTTTTTGATGCTGGAGATCTTGTACCTGGTGCTAGCTTTCCTTTGACGAATGGCTTTACCTTTGCCTTATCACCTATTCTTTTTACTGATGATCCTTTTTCTTTTGCTTTTTTAAGAACTTCCTTTATTGTTTTTAACTTACCCATTATCTTAAAGCTTTTCCAAAACCTCTTACAGCCGCACCAGTTCCTTTTTTTGAAGATCTCTTAGGGCTAACTGATCCGCCGTCTTTGTACTTCATCATACCGCCATCAGCTTTCTTCTTAGGTTTGGTATCTTTTAAACCTTTATCAATCTTTTTTAACATTTTTGCCTCGAACTTCTTGTATTCTGCACTATTAAAATAGTCATCTTTCTTATTAGGTTTGATTGGTGTCTTATTTCTTGCTTGTGTTTTTGGACTTAAAATTGTTTTTTTAGCTTGAGAAGCAGCCATATTTTTTTCTTTTACTGAGTCAATTCTTTTTTGCTTGCTCATGTCTTTCTTAATCTTTGCATTAAACTGCTTGTCTGTTAATCCTTTTGGTTGTCCGCTCTTAATAAAATCTTTAGACATTTCTTTTCTTTGTGCAGCTGTCATTCTTTTTTTGACAAGCTTGTTGCCTATTTTTTTCATTCCCTCTGCTACTACTTTTGCTTTACCCATGTTATTACTCCTAATAATAAATTCTTTGTCTAGGTATGGGCTCTTCATCTTCTTCATCCGAGTCCAATCTTATAAAGTTACCTTGACGAAATCTTAGTATAGCCTGTGTTGTTGAATCTACAAAATCGTCATGCTCCCCAAATGGGAAGGCCGCACATTCCTCTATCACTTCTTCTGCGAAGATTGTATCTGGAGCCCAAACCATGCCCGCCTCAAATACTGGTGAAGCCGAATGTACACGAGTAACTTTGTCCTTCCCTCTTGTGGGTCGGTAGTTCACTACAGGTATACCCATCATCCTTAACTCATGCGTCAAAGGTGTACCACTTGCTTGGGATTCTACCAACACAATGTCAGGTTGCCAAGACATATATTCATCATAGGCTGTACTCTTCAATTCTGGGAAGTCCCATCGCCCCTTCTTAGCATCGAGAAGAATGATCGACTCAGGAGATCCATCGCTAGGACGGAACACCCCCCATGTGGTTATGGCGGAGTAGTCAGCTGTCTGTTTAGAACTAAAGGCTGTATCGTATGACTGCAATATATAGGTGGTGTTAGGCGGCTCATCGTGTTCCCACTTCTGCCACCAGTCTCTCTTGAGTAAAGCACCCTCTTCTGAGGTAGGGTTCTGCATATACTGAGCATTCCACTTCGATATAGGGATAGATGCCTTAACAGACTCAAGCTCTTCTATCTTCCAGAACTCGGGCCATAAAGGGGTGTTATCCTCTAATATCGCAGGTAATTCTAGTATATCCCACTGATCTGCGTGCTCTTCGCCCATTCTCTTAAGAAGCTTCTCAGTTAGATCTAGCGTACTCCAACGCGTCATAACGATTACTATGATTCCGCCAGGCTGTAGACGCTGTCGCGGCCCAGAGGTATACCATTCGTAAGCAGACTCTAGTGCAGAAGGTGAGAGGGCATCCTGTTCTGAATGAGGATCGTCAATGATAAGGAGGTCAGCACCCCTACCCGTGATGGCTCCGCCAACACCCGCCGCGAAATATTCTCCGCCATGGTTGGTTTCCCATCGTCCTGCTGATTTACTATCGGCTGATAGTCGAACCTTCTCAAAGATTTGTTTGTACTCATCAGTATCCATAAGGTTTCTAACCTTACGTCCAAAACGAGCAGATAATTCTGCCGTATGGGTAGTTTGCATTATTTTCATGTCAGGATGCAAGCCCATCATCCAGCTAGGAAAGAACACAGATGCGAACTCTGATTTGGTATGACGCGGTGGCATGTTAACGATAAGGCGTTTAGTCTTACCCATAGCCACGTTCTCTAGCTTCTTAGCGAAGAGCTTGTGATGTTCGCCCTCGATGAAGCCATCCCATACATGCTTAACGTATTCAATGAAGTCAGTGTTAGCTTTGTTGCTAACCTCCATTTGCTTTAGGCGACTTTGAATCATAACGATCTCTTTTAAAGTATCGTCAGGTACGTGCTCTAGTTTATTTTTTTTATTGGGCATTTGAAAATGTTTTTTTTCATTTGTAATATGGTACCCCATTATGGTACCTAATTAAAGAAGGGGGGGGTAAAATGGTTTAGATGGTAATTGTATATACTTATAGTTATATATATACCCAAAAAAAAAACGGCACGCCCCTATATATGGGGGTACCCCCTAAGCAAAACGCGATTTCAAAAAAACGACTTCCGACCCAATAGAGACCCATGACAAGTTTACTTGACATATTATAATGTATGAATATGTTTGTAATCATGTATGTAATCATGTAAAATATACACTACGGGGAATTAACCCTGTAAATTGGAGAACTTAAAAAAATGAATAATAATATTTATATAAAGGATTTAAAAGATATCAAAAATACTTTTAGAAACTTTTGGACACAATCAGAATTGAGCAAAGACGAACCAGTTATGTATATGTTTTCAGATAAAGAAACCAATACTGATTGGTTTAAACATTCTTTAACAAGAAAATATATCAAGGTGACATCATGAAAACAATAATTAATGATTTTGGAATTAATGATTTTGGAAGTGTTGAAGTAATAACAGACGCTTTTAAAATAGTAGTTTCTGAGAATGATGAGTTTATTCATATTAAGGTTTTAGATTTTGATTATGAAAGAAAACATTCGTGGAATATTTTACAAACTCAAACCATTGAAAAAAAACTAGAACATTCAAAAAGTATATTAAATCACGTTCACGAGCAAATAGACAAGGAAATAGACTAACCCTAACCAACTAATCAAGCTCCTTAACTGGGGCTTTAGGTGGTATAAAAACAATAAAGCTAGAGGGCTTTAAAATTATGAAACTACATCATACAGAATATAAAAAGAACTATAAGAAATATATACTTGACCAGTTAGGAACTGAGGATGGTTTGATTGGTAAAGATGTATCAGATGATGAAAAGATAACCTATCTATTTGATAGATTTAATGATGAGTTTCATCATGCAGTCTATGTAAGAGGAAAGCATAAAGCCATGACTGATTGGTTAAGTGGCTTAGCTATTAATATTGAATACACTGATGATGCAATCATTCAACTAGCCGAAGAGATGGGTTCAATAGATGAAAACCCTAGCGAAGCTTTAGAGAATAAAGTATTAGAAAATTATTGGTCATTCATGGCTAATATTATTCTATCTCTTGAGCCAAAAGAAAAGGTGACATCATGATATATATTAATCGTGAAGACTCTAAAGGCAACCTTGAAACAGTTGACGAATTTGACGAGGGGCGTAAATACGCGAAAGAAATGTTAAACGAATATCGCTTAGGTGATGCAAGTGCATATTATTATATGAGCCAAAGACCTTGCAAGGATTGGCAAGAGAGGTGGTATAAATGAAAGATATTAAAATAGGAACTCTTAATGGAATCGTGGGGGCTTTAGCCCTCGTGATTTCTTTCATGATCTTCTCTAGCTCTTTCAATGGTTCTATATTCGGATCTGGTTTAACTTTTTTATGTGGCCTGGTGTTTGGAATATGCGGCCTAATCTTTTTCAAGGAGGATGAATAGAACCTTGACATAATAGATCTGGGGAATTTATAATCCTTGATATCTATATATCTATAGATGTTAATAAGTTCTCCAAACTTAGATACACTAAAGGGGGTCGCAAGACCCTCTTTTTTTATGCCTATCATTTCCGATTAAATCTTTAGAACGCAATAGGTCGCAAAATATATTCTTTAGAACGCAGAAGGTCGCAAAAGTTAGGGTTAATAATAACGCCAAAGGTCGCAAAAATAATCGCCATTTCTCCGTGAGAGGGGGGTTTTGAGAAAATCTAGCCTTTATCTAAACTTTTATTTACCTTGAATTATCTTAATATATTGTATGTTATTGGTTGTAATGTGTGTGTATTACTGTATGATAGTAGAGTCTACTTAATAAAATGGAGAACTTTAAAATGACAATAAAATATATAGCAACAACAAAAGAATGGATAGATAAAGTAAATGGCAACAGCTATTTCAGTACCCGTATAGAGGATATAAAAAAAGATGTGATGTATATCTTACCTTTTCAGTATGGGTATGGTACTCAATCAGAGTATGAAACATCACAACTTCTAAGAAAAATTGACCCAATTGTCGTTTGGGGAAATATTAAAC